CATAATTCAGTAGGAGCCCCACGCTCGTCCAAAATTAAAGATGCAAACACATACTTGTATCTCTTTGGTTTTCCTTCCCCTTCAGACCCTTCTATTAACTCACGACTTTCGAGTCTCCACCCTAGATTCTCAATATCTTTAAGCATCTTTTCTTGTGCCTTTTGGTTATCCAATAAAATAGCATTCGTATTCTCTTGCCTTTTTTCCAGCTCAGACTTTCGCTCACTCCTACTTACCACATATCCTGTCGAACTTCTTTCTTTATTTGCTTCAATTATACGAGAAATAACATCCGTTGTTTGTGGCGTCTTATCAAACATAAGATTATTAATCGTCTTAGAGTACGACATGCTCTCGAGCTGGTCTATGTTATCTTCTGTTATAATTCGCATCGAAACATTCATCGTAAGCAACTCCTGCATCAGTAATTTGAATGAATACGGAATACGAATAATGCTAAACGACCTACCAAACTTTGTTATTTTATCAATATTCATGTCGCTCAATAAATTTCCAGTAAACTTTATTGGTCCATCCGCCATAGGGCTAACAAAAAGGTCGCGCATACTATTATAAATCGCAATCGTTCCCGTCTTGTTGCATATCGCCATAAAATACTCGTCCCCTCGAACCATCATAGACTCCTGTAGAAAATGACTAATACCGTGTCCTATTATTCCGTCACGTTCCATTTCACCCACACGCAAACCACCATCATTCGCTCTACCTTGCACTGTTTGGCGCGTAAGAAGCGTCCTTGGTCCTCTAGCACGATAATTAATCTTATCTTTTACCATATGTTTCAAACGCATATAATACGTAGGTCCAATATATATATCCGACTGTATCTGTTCTCCCGTCATTCCATTATATAATATTTGCGTACCACTTGAATGAAACCCCTCGTTTACAAGCAACTTACCATATTGTTTTTCTTTCGGTCCCGTATTTAAAAACGCTGTACAGTCTCCAAAGGCACCATATAAAGAGCACGCTTTCCCAACCAGCGTCTCGACCAACTGTCCAATCGTCATACGCGACGGTATCGCGTGTGGGTTGATAATAATATCTGGGCGTATACCATCTGACGTGAAGGGCATATCTTGCTCGCGTACTAAGACACCAACGGTTCCTTTTTGCCCGGCTCTTGAAGCAAATTTGTCTCCTATACTGGGCATTCTTTCTTCGCGGATACGCACTTTTGCCAACCGCGCACCCTCTTCGCTTTCGGTAATAAACGTTTTGTCGACAAACCCAAGTTGCCCTTTTTTAGGAAATACGGATTCATCAATTGGTTTATCCGGATTATCCAGGTTCGTTTTTACCTTTCCTATTAATACAATTTTGTCATTTAATTCAGTATTTTCTTTTATCATACCATACATGTCGAGGTGATTATACTCGTATCCTGGCTTTAATCCGATTACGTTTTTCTCGCCCTCAATATTTACAATGTGCGAATCAACACCAACACCTTTATTTTTGGTAGACTCTTCGCGTGTTTCATAACTATTAAAATACGTTGTTCGAAACATTCCACGTTTTACAGAACCTTCATTGAATAAAATCGAGTCCTCTACATTGTAGCCCGAATAACACATGATTGCTACAATTACATTTTCACCACACGGATGTTCTTCGTTATTTATGTGTTTTAAGTAGCGACTTTTAACCAACGGTATTTGTCCATAGTTTAACATCACTCCCATCTTGTCAATGCGCGAAAAGAAGTTTGTACTATATAAAGAAACGGCTTGTTTTGCTTGTCCGCACGCAAATGCATTCCTAGGTAAGGGATTATTTTCCGGAAACACAATTTGATTCCCCATAAATCCGTATAATATAGATGGATGAATTTCAATATGTGTGTATGGTTTATCACGCGCATTATACGAAAGCGTAATTAAAAGCGACTCTTCTTCTGCTGTATCTACATATTCAATAATGGACGGTGTCTTGCTTCGCTGAATATTCAAAATTGTATCTACACCATATAGCGTCATCGGCGTATATATTCTCGGCGAGTCCATCGTATACCCTTCTACTAGTTTTTCATTCATACTAACCACCAAACTTTTCCATGTGAAGTTGCCACTCTGTAAAGCCGATAATATTTCTTTCTTTTCAAAAGCATACCGCATATCAATTGTATCATAATATAGTAAAGGTCTGCATAACCGACCACCATCCGTAAAAATATACATCTCATTGTTTTGTATTTCCCAATGCGAACTTATAAACGGCGATATTAGCCCAAATCTTCTATACGTTTTTATTTGTATATTTACCTCGTCGGGATTCGACAATACACCCACCCATGCACCATTTATAAACACTTTCGTAGCACTAAACAAGTATTTTCTAGGGCACTCCTCTAATAGTTTCATGCCTATTATATCTCGCATCCATTTTATCATAGGTTGTCCGGAAAATCCGGTAGTGATGTGGCACATTAGTGTCATGTTTTTATGTAACCCGCAATTTGCACCATCCGGTGTATCTACGGGGTCGATTATACCCCACTGTGAACTATGCAATAGACGAGGTTTAATTGACTTTGAAGACGAGTCCATCGGCAAATTTATTTTACGAAATCCTGAAATAAACGAATTATATGAAAGTCGGTTGGCATCCTGTACAACGCCGATTTTTTTGGTATGTTCTACCGAACCCCAGTTTCCTTTAAATGCCTTTTTAAACCCGGACTCTACGACGCGGTCTTGAAAAATCTCATTTTTATTTAGCAAAATGAGTGAAGGAAATGTGCTTACGGCGTTGTATCTTGATGTGTTACCATAGTACTCGCGGTCAATTGCTAGACGAATATTTGCTTGTTGGAGAGAATAGTATTCTTTAAATAAGTCATACAAGAGGCGACCCGGTGAGTCGACGCGTTTAAACTTGAAGTTATCGCGATCCGTAGGTTTTTCGACTTTTGTATATACTAGCAATAATTTGTAAACAATGTATCCTAAATAGTAGGCTTTATTTATGTAGTTTAGTTCTCCCAGTTGAGGCAAAAAATAGTTCATTAAGATGTCGTGTATGTGTGACACCGTTTTTGACTTTGTAAATGTGGATATAAATTTTAGAGCAACTTCTTGTGTGAAAATTCTGCTTGCATCATGAATAGACGGAATAAAAAGGTCTATCATACTTGCATTTTTATCCAAGTCTAATAAACAATGCTCTATAATATCTTTATCCGACAAAACACCCAACGCTCTCATGACAATAAAAAGGGGCATCGGTTTACGAACATTCGGGATTAGAACTACGATTTGTCCATTTGAATACCGCGCACCTGGTGCAATGATGCGCACAGACATTGTTCGCTCTGGTTTCGATGCATCTTCCGATACTGTGCGTATATCGGCGGAGTGGCTATATAGTTCACCTTCGTCATCGTACTCTCGTATATAAAGCATATTATCTGCAAATTTTTCTTGAGAAATAATGAATTTCTCTTTCCCGTCGATAATAAAATACCCGCCATAGTCATTGCGACACTCGCCCATGTTAAAACGAACAGAAGGATTAAGACCATTTAAAATACATAACTCCGATTGAAGCATAATCGGAAACCTACCTAGAAATATTTTTTCTAATACCGCTGTTTCAACTATTACATTATTTTCGGAGTCGCGCATTATAAAATCCACCTCTATATCATAGTGAATCGTCGTCCCATATGTCATATTTCTCAATCTCGCCTCATTCGGATACATAAAATGAGACCTTTTTACTAAACCATTATTTTCGTCATCATATATAACAGGTTTTCCGTAGTATATTCTATTGCCCCTCTTTCCTCCAATAAATAGTTCGCATCTTAATTTGAAAATATTTTTGGAGACATCTTCTTCTTTTTGTAGGACGATTGGATTTTTTTCTTTGAGGATTCTTTTTATTCCAGTTGTCATAAAGTCATTATAAGATTCTAAATGATGTTGAACTAAAATATTTGGATTGTCATCAAAATATTTATCTATTATCTGCCATGCTAACTCGGAATTCATTGCTCAAGCTTAAATTATACTACTATATTATTATATTATATCATTAGTATTTTTTATACTTTTTACATTTATATTCATATTAAAATTTTATAGTAATTTTTATTATAAAATTTTATTATAATTATCACTGTTATACCACTGTATTATCGTTTTATCTCAGGTTTTATTTTTTGCTATTTTTTGCTACAGTAATTACAATTCCGGCAATTATTATAAAAGCGATACCTAACAATATATAAGGAAACAAGAATAAAAACCATGATAATTTTGACCACCCAAAACTACACAATAAATTAAGAATAAATACCCATAGTAAAATAAATAATATATTTAATACATAGAATACAGGCTTGCTTTCTATCTTACAACTTAAATTTCCTAAACATATTTTATCTTTGTCGTTTCTTGTTATATCATAATATAAAGACACTGCTAATAATATCAAACTAATAATAAAATATAGTTTTGCTGGTGTGCATAAATTAGACAAAAGGTTTAAAATCATTTTACTATTTTATATTATGTTATGATATGTTATTTTTGGGAAAATAAAAATATTCGAAATAATATTTTTATATTCATTTTTATTCTGTTTTATATACTTGAAACGACTATTTCAAAGAAGCTTCAGCATATGATTTATTATATATATCTTGTAAATTCAATGAGTTATAGGAAGACGCTCCCGTTGTTACATTTCCTAAACCACGCGGAAATTGAAATGTAGGATTTGGATTCACGTTATATATACTGTTATCATATCCACTAATGCCATTTACAGCAGAACCCATTCTGTATACAATATCGCGCCCAAATGTTTGTATATCGTCTATAACATTACCACCTTTTAAACTTCTGCCCCTTCTTCTACCGTTTCCTTTTCTTGTGCGTTTGCCTCCCCCAGACTGTGATCCACGTATCGTATATTCATGAGGAAGTACTAGTTTTTGTGCCGGCCATGGTTGAATGGGTGGCATTGGGCGGTTTCCCGCAGTTGATACAGGAGAACCTCCTCCTGACGGCGAAATGCCTTTATCAGATAATGGTATCACATTACCACCTAGACCAGGGTTACCAGAGTTCCAAAATTTTGCAAAATTCCAGAAACTTCCTTCACCGCCTTTCATATGTCTTCCACGTTTCATATGTTTTTTCGCCCTTTTTCCTCCACCATCTTGCTTAAACTGGTACGGATTTTGACTACATACTTGACCTCCTCCTCCATTTTGTCCACCAACGGCAAGTGGTGTATGTAACATATGTGCACCGCTGGCGGTTGTAGCATCAGACCGGCAACCAGGTATTCCGCATGTGTTTGTATCCCACGCGGTACTACCTCCGCCCATTTTTCGCGTTTTTCGCATTTTTCTTCGCATATGGCGTTTACTTTTTTTACTGTGTTTTGATTTTTTATGTTTTCTATAAGAATAAGAACCCATGTTATATTATTATACTATATAATAGTACGATAATATATTATTATAAATGGAAAAAAATATATATTATAAAAGAACGCACATTGTTTTTACTTAATATTTGGTATTTTGATATTTTGATATTTTGTATTTCACCATGCATGTAATTACTCAATGTCAACGTGAGTAAGAAAGTGACGACGGCAACACATTTTATTGAACCCTATTTTGTCTAAAACGTAACCTTCAGGAGTTTTATCTACAAATTCTTGTGTTAAATATATCACCTTGTCATTCTTCATGTCTTTCTCAATCTTTGATTTTTTTACTTCTGATAAATAGTAACGATACTTGTCGCCGATTACTTTTCCGCATGTGAAGCATTTGATGGGAATAATCATTTTCGATTGTTTGAATTGATTGTATAGGTTGTTTTTATATATTTATTATATAGATTTTTATAAATCAATTTTATCTAATATGTAATATGTAATATGTAATATGCGTAATCGCGTAATCGCGTAATCGCGTAATCGCGTAATTTTACATGCGCCTTCTATTATTATTGTTTGGTTCATCGCTATGAAACAAATCAGTAGTTAATTCAGCCATATCATTTCCTCCATGAACTGTTTCATATTGCTGTTCGTATGCACCATCATATGCACTACTATATAAGTTTCCACTTCCTCTATCAACTGCTTCTACCGTATTTATATTCGAAGCAAACTCTTCTATTCCACCATTTTGTTCCATATCAAAACCTTCTACTACTTTTTGAATTTGTATTTTTTTAATTTCTTTTGAAGGTGGAAGGTTCAAAGGGTTTATGTGTGTCGTTCCCACCATTTGTATATAGACTAATATACCTAATAAAATAATAATAACGATTATAATATAGATAATATTCTGATAAAATGAATCTCTTAATTGTGGAAAGTTTAAAGAACCTGCTAAACTACTAAATGTGGATTTAAAAACATTTTTAACCGAACTCGTAGCTTCACCTACTGTTTGCATCTTTGCTGGACTACTCATTTATATTATTGTGTTTATAGTAACTATATATATAAAATACTGTAATATATATAGTTAATATACTTAAATATTTTTGAATTTATTTTTTGAATTTATTTTTTACACCCTTGAAGATTTAAAATCGGACAAACAATAAACTAACAAATATTTGATTTTTCTAAAAATGGCAAATATATCAATAAGTAAAATGCATAATAAATCATAATAGAATTAACAATCCAACACCACATACTCCCTACTACTGTGTTATCATTCCTATAATTTATAAAAGTAATCACTAACGTAACAATAGCAAATATAATTCCAAACCATTTTTTTTCATAAACCATACTAAATAGAAAGAAAAATAACCATGTTATCGAAATAATTGGAGTAGCTCCAAAAAATTTCCAATCTAAATGTCCACTTTTACTTACTACTGAATGAATATGTTTTGTTGAAAATATATATATAGAAAAAGGAATTACTAGTAATAAATATAAAAATAATAGTATATTACGCAATTGTATGTTTGATAAAATTATCATAATACTGGCAACTGGTTGTAATAATAATAAAAGTGTCGCCATAATAGAAAACATATTGTTGTAAAATTTGTTATTAATATTTTTCCAAATAAAAAATTCTATTAGTTGTATAAATACAAAAGATGCGATGAATAGATAAATAAAAGTATTGTTCAATTCTTGAATTTTATATTTAGTAAATAAATTGTTATAAATAATAAGTAATAATACGAAACTACTAAATAAAAATGTATTTAATGAAACATGCTCATTCCAACACATCACTATATATTATTATATATATAACATTATAATATATACTGTCCTGTTTTAATTCTTCAACGGTGTAAATTTATGTTTCACATTTTAATAATAATTGGTCCACTAGACGTCATTACTTTACGATGCTGTTCTTCATTTGAATGAATTACATCATGACATTTTTCACAAATAGATACTAAATTTGCTACATGATTTTTGTGGAAGTGTCCTATAAAGTTACGCTGGTCCGCATGTTTTTGATGCTGAAGGTGATGTATCTCCGTTCCCATTTCGTTATTACACATTTCACACATATTTCTTATTTTTTTGGCGTTATACTTGCTCGGTTTTGCAGAAAGAATACTCTGGTCATTGTTTCTATATTTAAGCCTGATTTCATTCGCATATTTTAAAAAATCTTCCGGTAAATGAAGAGACCTACATACCTCCAATCCATACATACTAAAACCAGGACCATCTTTTAGTTTTCTATCATATACTAAAATGTCCCTTTCTTTATTATATGTCACTTCTAAATGTTTCATAGATAATCTATCCATTGCTTCGACTTCTTCGTATTTATTAATCTCGTGCATATGTGTCGCAAATATAAAAGAGCATTTTGCATCATGCAGTTTTTTAAGACCCGCTACAAAAATACTAATCGCCGAATCCATTTCTGTTCCTGAGCATAACTCATCTCCTAAAATAAGTCCGTAATTATTTGCGGATTTTAATATTACACGTAATTCAGACATCTCCACCATAAATGTCGAAAGTCCTTTAAACAGATTATCATTCCCCAAAATTCTCGTAAATATACTTTTATATGGTATATATTCAAACGAAGAGCACGGTACATATAACCCTGCCTGAGCCATTATAATAGATATCCCAAGTGCTCTTATTAAGCTAGTCTTTCCTACCGCGTTTGTCCCATACAATAGTATCCCATTTTGTTCAGTAGTATTTCCCAATTCGATATCATTTGTAACATATAACTCATTCGTGTTGATGTGTTCAATAAGACAGTGTCTCAAGTCGCGCGCATTTACAAATGAGTCGTCGCTCGCGTTTGTCTTTGCCTTCGTCTTTGCGTTTGCCTGTTTTTTTATAACAGGTTTGCAGTATTTATTTTTCAAGGCAATGTATACCTGATTTTGTACAACATCAATCATAGTTACCATATCAACTATAATTTGAATATCTGTTTCAAAGTTGTTTTGTATAT